AGGGTATGCGAAAGCGGGGGATGAACGATCACCGCAAGCTCCCTTGTGCGTCCGCTGGCGAGATCGTGGATCGGGACAATCACGCCTCGGCGTCCGCTTTTCCTTCCGCGGCGTGGTCTATCAAAACCATCCGACGAAGGATAAGGCATTCCATGATCTCGCGCTCGCCAACCTGCCCCGGCTCCGGAACGAACTGGAACATAAGCGTAGAACCAATCATGCTGAATTGCAATTCTGGATTTCCTTGCAATCCCTCCTTCATCCGCTGTTTCTCGAAATCTGGAGCTTGGTTATCGTCTTCTTTGATCCAGCCCGACCATTTTGCGACAGGGGGAATTTCCGTTATATCCTCCGGTTGCAGGACTACGTTTTCTGGAATGTCCCTTGCTGCGTAGAATTTCCCAGGAAGTGGATTGACTGATCCAGGTTCTTCTGCCGATGGAATGATGTTTTTCGCTACCGCCATGCGATCGCTCCTTTCCTGTGCCAGATTTATACAATCAGGAAGAACTTCCTTCAGACGATTGGCGGAAACTCTTCAGTTCTCGATATGTTACTTGTCGGAACACACAGCCACGAATGATCACAATTCAAATGAACCAAATCTGGAAATCCCTGCTCGATAGCTTCCTCGCTCGTATACGGTGACCCATCGGCGATTTCTGCGCAGGCTTCGCACTCTTCGTGGCCTGGTGCCCCGAGGAACATATGGACGAATCTCCACTCGAATTCCATCTCGCTGTCTCCCAAGACTTCCTTCGCGCCGCGTAGCTTCGCCGTGGCATATTCCGTCTCCGCGATTATATCGGCCTTGCGATCCGCCAGACGTTGCGCTTGCGTTTGTATCTCGGCGTGGACTTGCACGGGCGTCAACCCCGCGCCGCGCAATTCCGTCACCTTCGCCCCGATCTGCTCGCGGTAGGCTTTCAGGGATTCGTCGATAATCTTCAACCGCTCTTTCAGGAAGGCGGGCATACGCTCGCCGGCGGCGGGCACGAGGTGCCGCAAGTCGTATTCCCGCGCTACCTCGTCCATGCCGTCCGCGTAGCCGATTGCCACGATGTTGGCGATAAGGAACTGAATCTCCTTTCGCTCCCGCTCGCGTTGTTTCTCCTCGTCGGTCATGCCTGGATCACCTCGTGCCGGATGCGCTTGAGCCATGCCATGTAGCCGTCGAGGTTCTTGCCGCTCATTTCCATCGCCGTGCCGTTGAACGATTCCGGCTTTGCGCGCAAGTGATCGATCATTTCGTCCAACCCCTTGAGGATGTCCGCCTTTGATTCCGCCTTGAACATCTGCGCAAGCTGCGTCATCAGGCGCGTGCGGCGGCGCTGTGATTCGGTGCGCTGGATGTTGGCGATCACGCTCTACGCTCCTTTCTATCCCTGCACGGCGCGGGCGGCCTCCTCCGCCATCACCGCGCGCAACTTTCCTTTGAGGTCGCCCTTGACGTGCGCCATCTCTCCCGCAGTCGGGGGAGACAACTTCAACGGCGGCGGGACGTTGCGGCGACCCGCAAACACCCGCTTGATCTCTTCGGGGATGTTAACAGATGACTTTTCCAGGTCCCCTGCATATACAACCTTCCCAATCATGGATATTCTCTCTTTCGCTCTTCGCAATATATCCCTTTGCTCCCGTTCTACGCTTTCAGCGTGAGAAATATCTTCCGGGTGCGCCTTCATGTATCTATCTTCGTAATCTCTGATTACTTTCATCTGGTCGGTTATTTTTCCGTGTGCTCTGACAGCCCCGATCCTGTCCCTATTGCGAATGGCACCTTCGTATTCAAGCGTCATATCCCTCTGGACACTAAGAAGACCCCTGGCGCGAGACTTGTCTTCAATCTTGTCCCCGGTCATTTCCGGAACAGGGTCATAATCCTTTGGTCTTTGTGGTATCCTTTCTCCTGGCTCACTCAATGCCCTGTCTGGCTTACTGCTTTCACTTTCGTGACCTCCACCTCCACCTCCACCTCCACCATCTGCAAAGTCAAATTGACCTGTCTCTGGATCGTGATTCTCGTTGTACTTTTGAATCTCCGAAAGTTCAAGCCTGACAATATCCGCTTCCTCATCCCCGATAAATTCGCAATCGAAGGACGACTTCGCGAGCTTGCCCTCCCGCGCGCGGGCAAGTGCCCAGCGTTCCCACTGGTCAAGCTCGGCAATACGCGCCTTCGCCAGCGCTTTTTTTGCCTTCGCTTGCGGCACGCGCTCTTCCTCTTCGCCTGCCTTATCTTCCTCTTCCTCGTCCTCATCATTAGGCGCTTGGCCGGGCATCAATGGCGGCGGCTCGGGCTCGATGATCCTGCCGTCCGCGCCGACCTCGGGGAACGGCACAAACCCGCTCGCCGTGATGATGCCGGGCGGCAGGCCGATGGGCTCCAAGCCCTCGTCTTCCCTGATTTCGTCTAGTTGCAGAATGCCCGCACCGAGATATCTCACGTTGCGATCCACCTTTTTCGCCATGAGCCGCCCGCGATCCGTGATCCAAGTGAACTGCAGGTGCGGCATCAGGAGATCGTGGTCGATCACCTCGTTGATCAGCCGCTCGATAAACATCTTCAGTACGGCCACGCCGCCTTCGGCCTCCACGTCGCCGAGTTCCTCCGCTACCGAGCGGTTCGTCATCGAGATAAACGGGATCGGCGAGATGCCGAACGTGAAGCAAAATATCCTAGCCATCCATTCGTCGAAGCTGTTCTTCGAATTGTAGAGTTCATCCTCCTTGAATTTCTGTATCTGCCCGCCTTCGGGGACGAACCTGATCCGCGAGCGATTCTGTACGTCCCCGACGAGCACGTCGTCCCAATACTTCTGCCATGCCAGGATTTCCTCGGGCTTCCATTCCTTCGGCACGCCGCAGACGCCCGCGGGGATGTTGCCGTCCGTAAATTGCGCCAGCTGTTGCAGCTCGCGCCGCATCCCTTGGTTGATTGTGATGATGCACTGCTCCACCGGGCCGAAACCATAGTATTTATTCGCCCTGCGATTCTTCGGGCGGTAGATGATTTCATCCTGCGTGTAGGCTGTTTTCGGTATGCCGTAGAGGAACTGCTGATACGCGGGTACGGGGGGCAAGGGCTCCATGCCGCGCTCGTCGATTACCGGTTTGATGCTGCTGCCATCGATCACTTCCAAGGCCCACAACTTGCCACCCCGCGTCTTGTGCCGGTAGAGCGTCAAGGCGTCGATGCTTACGATTTCCTCGATCACCTGCCCGAGCCATTCGTCCCAGGTGTTGCGTTGATCGGGCTTCTCCCAAAACTCCACGCAAGCCTTGATGTCGCCCTCGTAGCTCTCGCCCTTGCCTTTGTCGGCCGCCACGATGTCCCACTCGTGCGACTTGAGCAAGTCCTTGACGTGCTCGATGATCACGCGAATGAGCGTGTAATCGCTCACGGCCCGGAGTTGCGCAAACGTGATCGACTCGGTGCTGCGCGGCTGGATCGCGTAGTTGTAGCCGGGCGTGTACTGGAATCTCCGCGGGGGCGTGCCATCGGGGTCTTTCGGCGTGAGCGGTACTCCAGGGGAGAGAAACGGCTCCTTGCCTAAAAACGTTTCGCTGTACTGCTGCATCCCCGAGAGGAAGCTGCCCTCCCAGGCTTTGAGCAAGCCCACGCGCTGGGCGCCCTTGACGAGCGCACCCGCCGCACGCATGAGCGGCCCCGGCGCTTTAGAGCCCGATCTGCCTTGCTTGCTGGAGGAGTTTGTTTCCGCCATCGGTTGCCCCCGGTTGCTGGAGCATCGCCGCACCGCCAGGGATGTCGCGTACATCCCTCACCGACGTTGCGTTCTTTAGGGAGGATACGTTGTCTTTTGTGATTTGTAAAGAGCGAGCGCGCATATATTCGAGTAGTCCCCAGTTGGGCTTACCCTTGGCGGCTACCGCGTCGGCGATCGCACCGGGCAAGGCAGCGAGCGCTAGGGCGTCGGCATGGTCGGGAGAATATCCAAGCCTGCGCTTGGCCTCGTCCTTGGCTTCGAGTTTGATCTGCCCCTTCGATGTCATCTTGTACCTCAACACGCTAAGATCACGCAGGAGCTTCTTGTCGGTCGGATGTATGGCAATGCGCCCCTCCCTGAATCTTTCGCGCAGGCACCAGAACAACTCGCTACGTGCGTTGGCGTACTTCTCCTGGTCGCTGCTGTTGCTGCCGAAGTTGATGGCTTGCACGCGATGGCCCAACTCCATGAGGCGATCCGTCACGCCACCACCTACGCCCGTATCGTCCACGCGCACGTTGCCCGCCGGCACGCCCTCGTTGATGTCCCGCACGAGCGTGCCCGTGGTCGCCATGAGGTCCGCGCCTTGCACGGCCCGGACGCACTTGAACTGATCCCCGTCCCCGCGATACGTCACGCTCAAGTCGCTGCCGAAGCGGGCCACGTCGCAGCCAAGGGCCACTACGCCAGAGGTATCCGTGGTCGCCCGCCCGTACCTTTCCATCGCCCGCTCGATCCATACCAGGGGGATGAGCGTATCCGTCACGTCCTCGGGGAATACGCCCAGCACGCGGGCTTGATACAGCGGCGATCCCTTGTCTCCGCTGCAATCGTGAAGGATTTCCTCGATCCACTTCTTCGAGCAGTATTCCGACCGCTCGCTGTTCATGGTGAACGTCTTGTACAACTGCGCGTTG